AGAGAAGCAGTGTTGCTTAACTCTACATAACCATAACGTGTCATGAATGATACGACTGGTTCGAATGTTGCTGGATCTAGAACAACACCACTGCTCATCAATGGAATGTATGGGCAATAGAATGCTGCTGCATCACTTTCGTTAGCACCTTTGTAACCAACTAATACATCATCATTCTGTGCATAAGTGTTTACATAGATCTTCATAGCATTGTTCAATGTACCAACAAACTTAGTGTTTGTAGGTGCTTCGAATGTGCCTTCTGTTGTACGAGCGAATGCGCTTGTAGTAGCAGACTGAAGAACTGTCAATGCTGTTGGGCTTACAACTGCCCAGTTACCAGCACCACGACGTGTACGCTGGGCGATAGTGTTAGCAACGCGGTTGATCATAACTGCAAGAGCAGCATGTTCGTCACCAACGAATGTAGCAGTACCAGAAACAGCAGCTTGGTTATAAGCCTGCAAGTTCTGTGAACCAGCTAAAGTTGCTAAAGAACCAAGAACTTCTTGGTCAATCTCAGCTGTGATCTCTTGTGCAAGAGCAGCCATGATTTCTGCTTCGATGTCAATACCTTGTTGGGCTTGTGCATCTTGAGCAGCTTCGAATGTCCAGCGAGCTGATAACTTACGTGTCTTAGCTTCAACTGTTTGTTTCAAGATCTGGATGCTCATACGCTTACCAGCCGCACCTTCTAGGGATGCAGTTGATGCAGCAGTAGCAGCAGAGCCATTGCTTGCGGAATAACCTTCAGCAATCTTGAATGGGCTTAGTGCTTCTTCACCAGCGTTAGCGCCAAATGTGCCGCTAACTGTGTCGCTGTAGCGAACACGTAGCGTATGGATTTGACCAACTGGTCCAGTCATTGGTTGTACACCGACCAACTCGTTAGCAATAACTGTTGGCATGACACGTCTGATCACTGGAAGGATCACACGATTTAATGTTGCGACGTTTCCGGCAGAAGTAGCACCTGTACTTGCACTCTCAGCTAGATACTTACGTGTGTTCTCTAGTGTAGATGCCATTACAGATCTCTTAGTGCCTTGAAGGCCTTCAAGAAGTGCTTCTTTTGTTTCTGCCCAACGGCCTGTTAGTAGTTCTGACATTTATTTTCTCCTAATTAATGTTTAATTCCAGCTAGACGACGCATATTGAAAATATTACTTTCGTGCTCGCTGCTACCGACGCTGTGGGTTTCTTTGTTGCCTGTGACTTCTTTTGCCTCTACTAGTGCCTTCTTCTTCTGTGGAGCTTCGCCAGCAATAACTGCTGGAAGGTACTTGTCAAAACTACTGCGTAGTTTGCCAGTTTGTACACTCTCAAGTAATTCTGTCATAATAGCTTTCTGGGTGTTGCCCAAAGGTGCTACTAATTCATTCATAATTTCTTGACGGTCTTTGCTCTCCATTAGAGCTTTAACTTGTGCTTCCTTGCTTTCTAGGATCTGAGTTGCTTGTGCTACAGCGTGATGAGCCTCTGCAACTTGTAGATCTTTCTTGTCTATGACTTTGAGCAATTTAGCTGTTTCTGATTTTTCGTTTAAGTAACTGTTTTGATATTCGCTTGCATAAGCTTCGAATAATTTACGACCAAAATCGTTACGACGAGCTGCTTCGATGTCTTCTTTCAATTGACCAATCTCTTTGGTAAGAGTCTTTTCAACTGTATTCTCGACCAACGTAGCTGCACGTTTAATGAATTGTTCCTTCATGGAAGCTAGTGCCTGACGGCCTTCGCGTACCAAACGTACCTTCATTTCTGCAATGTCTTGCTTGTCTGTATGGAACTCTGCGATTTCTTGAGCCAAAGCTTCTACGACAAACTTCTCAAGTGTGTGAAACTTAGAAGCCATTTGTACTTGATCTTCGTGTAATTCTTTAACTTCACTAGCTAATTGACGAGTAACAAACTCTTTCATTAGGTTAGCATCGTTGTGCATTTTTACTGCATACTTTGCCTTAGCTTCTGCTAATTGATTACGATCTTCTACAAACTGCTGAATTTCCTCTTTCAACTGATCGCCTAACATGCGGTCAATTGCTTCGACCATAACCTGACGGTCATGTTCATAGCGTTGAGCAAATTCTTCACGTAGCTGTTGAGTTACTTGTGTGCGGTTCTCGACAATGCGAGCTTCCCAAGCAGCCTCTATAGATTCTTTGATCTCTTCCGAAACCACGTTGTTTTCAAACAAATTCTTTAGTGCGTCCAACATGTGATTCTCCTCTTTATTGGAGTTTGCTTATTATACCTAATAAGCTCTCTTTGAGATATTTTTGTGCTTTAGGGTCACCTTTAACCTCTTGCGCTATGCGTAAGCTGTTATAACCACCGCGACTATTCATCAGGTGTTCATAAATTGGTGTAGGGTATGCGCCAGGGGCACTAGGTTGAGCTACCACATCAACTGTGATAATCTCAAAATCTGATACTTCACCGGAACTGCCATCGCTGACATTTCCGGATCCGCGGCTTGATACTCCTAACTTCACGCCACTTTCTAACATAGTTTTCACTAGTTGTCCCATAGGTGTTGCTAAGATTTTTAATTTTCCGTAACCGTCTGCGCCATCCATCCACATTTCTGTGATCATATGGCTCACACGGTCAAGGTTGATTCTTAAGTCATCTGGATGATCTACTTCGCCAAGTACTGAGTACCCACCTGCAATTTGATCGTTCAGGGTTTTGACAGCCCTGGCAATCTCTCTTCCAGGATAAACACGCTGATTCTGATTCCTCTTGTCGCCTTGAATGAAAATTCCCTTCATGTAAAGGTTCTTTCCATTCTCGCCATCGGATTCAACGACTACTCTCGCTTGGTCGAAACTCAGGTTTTCTCGAAGATAGTTCATCTTTATCTACTTACTTTGCTCTTCTAGGAGCGCCATTTAACGGGCTATCAGCACTTCTGTCGCCATTGTCGCCAGTTGCTTTTTTCTCAGCGCCGTGTCCAGCTTCTTTCTTCTTAAACGCTGTCTTACCTGCGTTACCGCCTGGGACATTAACGTTACCAAAGTTTTCTTCTTTAGTTGATGGATTTAACAAGCCGCCTTTTGTGCCGCCTGTTGTGCTCTCACCACCTTTTACGATATTAGCAGTTGTACCGCCCATATTGTTTGCTTTTGCCATAACTGACTTGGTGTTTGCGCCGTTGTCGCCATGCTTTGGGTTGCCAACTTTCTCTACGTACTCACGCATGAAGCTGTCTTCTAATTCTTCTTCGCCGCCCATGTCGTCCATTCCGCCCATGTCGCCAGCACCCATATCATCGCCGCCCATGTCGTCCATTCCGCCCATGTCGCCGCCTTCTTCGTCGCCCATTAATGCTTCAAATTCGGCACGTAGGTCGTCAAGTGCATCTTCTAGGTCAACTACGCGATCTTCAATATCGCCTTCGCCGCCCATGCCTTCTTCGTCACCTTCGTCACCAGCATCGATGTCGCTTACAAAGTCGTCACCGGCGTCGCCGCCAATGTCACCTGTGTCTTCTTCATCGTCACCTTCAGCAAAGCCAAAACTTTCTTCCATATCTTCATCATCTTCGTCTTTAGTTGCTTCTTCAAGGTCGTCTTCTTCCTCGTCATCGCCGTCGGCTTCAGTTGTGAAGTCGTCTGCTAAAATGTTTTCGTAGATTTCACGAGATTTTTCAACTACTAGTTGATGGAAAAGCTCTTTGGCTTTATCACTTTCTTCATTAACAAGATGCTCTAGCATCTGTTCGAACTTTGAACGATCAGTCATGTTTGTCTCCTAATTAGATTGTAAAGGCTGTCGATATATTTACACTTAATTGTAATATAAACGTTATAATGGTGGAATTTTAGACGATTTTAGAAAAAATCGTCATCGAGTTATTTATTACGCGGGCGGTGCAGCCGGCGTCATGTACATTTGCTGTACAAGTTCTAAATCTTTTTCTTGTTCTAATATATGGCTTTCAGAAGCTTTTCTTAGTTCGTTGATCTGTCGTAAGGTTAATCTTGTCTTACGAGTATCTTTTCTTTTCAAAGGACTATCGTCTTGGCTGGCTGAATATTGCAGGTCATTTGAAATGGCCTGCATATCTTTATCAGCATAAAATAATTCTCTAAGTATCATAGTAGTATTTATGCTACCGGTGGCATTGCTGCCGGTGCCGCACCAGGAGCCGCAGGCATGCCACCTGTAATGTCTGCTCCGCCAACTTCTGGGGGAGCAGTGTCATCAGATAAGTCACCTAAGTCACTTTCAATACCTGCTGAACTAATGCCTGCGCCACGTAGTTCGCCTGAGCTGTCAGTAGGAATAGCACTGCCTTTTCCATTCTCTTCAGCCCACATGCGCTCATTTTCCGCCATCTCTTCATCGCTCATACCTAAGAAGCGTTTCATAGCAAAACGCTTGCTCATGAATGGGATCTGACTCATAGTTTGGAACTGTGGTACACGTTGTCCATCTAGCTCTGCTTGACGATAGGTAGCAAAGTTCTGTGGTGCTTGAAACTGTACTTCAAACAAACTTGAGTCAATGTTTACACCACGTTCATTCAAATATAATTTAAATTCTTGGTCAAAAACATCCTGCATTAGACTTTGTAAACGCTGGCAATAGTTGTTAAAACGCAGTTCTTGAATGTATGCAGTACCAACTCGTCCGTCGTTATATTGTGATTGGCTGTCATCTGCGCCTGTTGGCAAGTAGCTTGACGGAATACGTAGGCCACGGAATAACTTGTTAGTAAAGTACTTTAAGTCATCAATTTCACCTAAGTTAGTACCGCCCGGAAGTGTTTCTACTTTACTTCCACGACCTTCTGCTGTCTGCGGAAAGAAGTAGTCTTCGTTGATACTTAACGGATTGTAGGCACTATCAACAACGTTGTTGCCTCCACCTGTTGAACTTGGAATACGTCTTTGATGTATTTCGTTCTTTACACGCTCAACAAAGCTCATAGCCAAATGACTTGGCATATTTCCCACGTCAATATAAAAGATTCTACGTTCTGGAGCACGTTGTATACGATAGATAATGATAGCATCTTCAAGCAGTTCTTTCTGTTTGTAAACTTTAAAAATGCTTTCTAACAAGCTATTACCAAATGGATAATTGTTGTCAAGACCTTCTGATAAACTTAAATGTATAACATGCTTTGCATCAACAGCAACTTCGTCCTGTCCGCTACTAAATCGTGAACTTTGACTACTTGGATATGCGCCAGGCTGGCCGCGAGCGGCTGCTCCGCCAGCAACAAATGATGTTCCGCGGTTGTTGGTATTTTGAGAATTAGGATTGATCTGTGTAACAACTAAGTGCTGGAAGTTAGGATTTAGGTCACGGATAACATACTGTTCTGGTGCTTTACCGTCACTTTCATTCACAATGATCTTGGTAATCTTGCCAGTGTCAATGTACATCCATTTCTTATTTTCAGGATCGCGAACAAAGAACGCATCGCCGTATTTGAACACGTTACGCACGATACGGAAGATTCTAGTTTCAAATTTTTGTAGCTTACACCACTGCTGTAGGTACTCTCGAAGGATAGCAATTTCACTATTTGTAGCTTTATTTCTATAGAATAAACTAAATGGTGTGTTGTTTTCTTTGTTCTTTTGACTGCAGAATTCTGCTAGAATGTCTAGGGCTGCATTGACTTCGTTGTCCATGTCCATTGTATCGTACTGCAAATAGCGATCAATACGATTAGGAGCACCTGTGTAGACGTCTGGTAAGAAACTAGAGTAGTTTGCTTGGGCTGGGCCCGGACGAGATGAACTGTTTCCTATTGGGCTATAGTTTCCGGAATCAGTGTTAACTGACGCAGGTGTAAAATACTTTTTCCATGACATGTTTGTTATCTCGCGTATATGTTACCAGCAGTGCTTTTAGTAGCTTTGGTTGTAGATTTATGGCCTTCTTCACTGACTGCTATTAGTTGGCCCATCTGTTTATTTAACGTATTCAGCGCCGATACCACGTCAGAGAGAGTAGATTCTTTAGTTGCTGCTTTAGCATCGGGCTTTTTTTCAGCCGTTTTAGCAGCTTCTGCTTTTTTCTCTTCAGCTTGTCTTTTGAATTTTGCGTCTTCTCTGGCGGCATCTGCATCTGCAGGCTTAGCTGGTATACTATTTTTAGCAGTATCAATCTTTTTCATAATTGGCATACCGTTAGGGCCAATGTCCATTCCACCTGCCATCATGTCTGCTGTGCTCATTACTTTGCGTTTTGGTGCTTCTGATACAACCGAAGTGTTTAATTTTTCCGGAACAGCTGAGTCCCAGGCGGCTTTAGCGGCTGCAGTAATTGCATCAGTTTTCTTATCTTCAGCAGTAACATCTTTAGCTGTTTTCTGTTTGAGTTCTAATTCACGTTTAGCACTGTAGCCTTCTAAATTCTGCATAATATCAAGCATTTCTGTTTTTTCGCCAACTCGACGTTCAAACAGTTTTTTGTTTGCTTCTTGATTTGCAAGTTCTGCCGTTTCTTCTTCTGTAGCTTGTCTATCTCCAATGTCAGCTTTCATTTTAGAAATTCGATCAGCAATTATTTTTGCAGTTTCAGTATCTTCTTTAATACCAGATTCCATAGCTTCGGCGTGGGCAACACGATTACCTTCGCTATAACCTTTGTAGTCGTCAAGGATCTTTTGTTGACTTTCTGTAAACTGAGATTGGAATTCTTCTTGTTTAGCAGCCATATCTTTAACTGGAAGTGATTCAGCTATGTAAGATTTAATTTGTTCAGCGTTGGTTTCAACAATTTTTACTTTGGCTTCTTCTTGCTGAGTCAAAACATCATAACCCATTTTTTGTAAATTTTGTCTAGTTGATTCAGCACGTTCAGCAGCGGCAATTGATTCTCGAGCCTTGTCAGCGCCGTTAACTGTTTGATTCATCTGAGCAGTAAGTTCGTCGTATCGTTTTTTATCTTCCGATGATAGATCTTTTAAGCTCTTGCCTTCTGCTTCATATCTTTCTTCTAACGCATCTCTTGCTGTATATGCAGCTTTATTAGCTGCGTTTGCTGCTGCTTCTTCTGCTTTAAGAGATTCTAATTTTTCGTTAGCTTGTTTGTCATTTAACGACATCATTTCATCAAAGATTTTACGTTGATCATCGTTTAGTGTCATTTTCCCCATTGACGTAACTGATTGCATTGCTGATGGTGCAGCCATAGTCTTAGATGTTGTGCCGGGTAATGAACTTGCTATATCTGTTGCCATTTTTTTACTAGATGAAGATATTGTAGTTGAATATGACTCAACTACATTAGCAGAATCTTTAGCAGTTTTTTCCATTTTTGCCACAGTATCAGCTGAATAACTTTGTATCTTGTCGTTCATATCGACATAATAATCTTCAATCTTTGCACCTTTTGGTATCATAGAGCTGATCATGTCTTCACTCATACCTTTTACTGAAGTGCCAATTACTCCTTTAGCTAAATCAGCTTCTTTAAATGCATCAGCGTTAGTTTTCTTAGCAATATCTAGTTTAGATTTACTATCATCTTTGTACATATCGGCCAGTGTACTATTACTAGTTTTAGTAATTGCCAATTGCTCACTAACCATTTTAGTAGTTTCTTCAATGGCTGCTGCTTTCTTAGTAGTTTCAAAACTGATTCCAGCATCAATTTGTTTCTGTAACGGCTCCATCATAGCTTTATACTTTTCAGCTATTCCTTTACCTTCGTCTCCAGTTCGCATTTCTTTGGCGACTGACCCGCCACCTAGTTTACTTCCGTCACCTATTTGAGCTTTTAACTTTTCTCTAAGAGCATTTCGTTCAGCTTGCATCTGTTCTTTAATAGAGGCTAATTCTTTTTCAGCATCTTTACTACTGTCATTTTGTACTCGTTTAGTAGTAGTTTCACCGCCTCCACTAACAGAACTAATACTAGTGCTAATTGATTTAGACATGCTAGACAAATCTAACTTAGGAGCATCCATCTTGGGCATTGCACCAGCTGCTGCTCCCATAATCTTAGCAGTGTAACTTTCAAGTTGTGTTTTATTAAAAATTGCTTCGGGGCCAGCTTCACCTGCAAGAATAAGTTCAGGTTTTTCAATTATGCCACCAACTGCTTTAGCTTTAACTCCAGTAACTTCAACACCGCCAACAACAGAAACAAAACCTGGACTAGCAGACCTAAACAATCCGCCTAGTGCATCAATCCCTGCGCCAACTCCTTCTAACACAGGTTTTTCACTACCAGGATTGACTAATTTTCCTGTTGATTTTTCTAACTCTGCTTTCTTTGCATCTTTATATCCAGGCTGTTCAGTAGCAGGCAACTCTTTCTTAATCTGACTAACAAGGTCGGCCATGCCTGCACCTTTGTTTGCCATTGCACCTTTAACTACATCTTCTTTAGACATAGATTTCTCATTAGCAATCTTTTCTAAAACTTTAAGAGCAGCATCAGATTGTTTTTGGTTGCCGTTAAGTAATGCATTAAAATCTTTTACATCTTTAGAGGCTGCATCAGTTTTGCCAACACCTGTGTTAGGCCCTGATTTATCACCTGCTTCTTCTGAAGCTATTCTACTAAGTCTAGCTTTATCGTAACCTGCTCCAATAGGTTTTCCAAGTTCTTCATCAACTACTGTTGGTGAATCTAAATTCAAAGCCTTATAAAGTTTAGCTATTGCTGGGCCAACATCTTTTTGTGCTAATGGCTGTATGAGTTTATCGTTTATTGTTTTGGTTAAATCTCTTCCTCGACTTTCAACATCAACTGCAAATTTAGTAATTGCTTGGCCGCCTGTTGCATTTGGATCGTCTTTGCTGCCGGCCTGTTGTTCTTTTTTGACTTGATCGTCAAGTTTTTTCATTGACTCTTCAACATTGTTTATATTGCCGCCTGCATCTGCAAGAGCATTTCTAAACTTAGCACCCTGTGCATAACTTTCTTGAGTTTCTTTAATGCCTGCTTGTGCAGCCATTGTTCTGTACTGACTAGTATTTTGAAAAGCAGCTTGCTCAGCTGCGGCTTGTTTTGTCAGCATTGCCGCACGTTCTCTGTCACCACTGCGAGCAGCTTCACCTGCTTCACTCATCAATTTTTTAGCATCAGCACTTAATAGACCGTATGCTGCTTCCATACCTTCTGACGGGCGGCCCATTGAAGCCATGTCTTCTGCAAGTTTCTGAAACTGTGGTCCCATCAGTTTACCGTTAGCACTGATTGCATCAAACGCTTCTTTTGCACCTACACCACCTTTAGCAATAGCTTCATCAATAGCGGCCATACGTTGGCCGTCAGTAGCCTTGCGACGTAATTCGTCAAGTTGTTCTTGTTTACTCTGTCCTGTTATCTTAGCAACAGCATCCATTTCAGTAGCTAGGCTCGCTGCTGCTTTAAGAGATCTATCTTGACCGTCTTTGTCTTTTAGATCTTTAAGTTTTGATCCCGATATACTAACAGCTAACACATCGTTAAGCTCTTTGGTAGTGTAGCCCATGCCTCGAAGTTGTTCGCCTAGACCACTAGTAAAAAACGAATCAGCCATTTTAGTAAACTTTTTAGCACCTTCAGCACTAGTTGCTCCGAATCCCAGCATTGAAGAATTATTCTTCTGCATTACTTCACTCATTTCAGCAATGCTCATCCTAGCAGCACTTGCTTGATTTTTCATCTCTATGACATCGTTGTTAAACGATAGACCAGTGTCAGATAACTTTCTCCAAGTGTCAATATTTTTATCTAGGTTTTGTCCTAAGGATGCAAGTGCTTTAGAACCTTTTTCAAGAACTGTGCCAAAAGCTGATCCGGTAGCACCAAGGCCACCAAACCCTGCTGCCAATGCATCAGTAGCATCACTAACTCGAGCTCCGCCTTCTGCAAGTTTTGACGCAACTGTTGCAGCCGCAGTGCCTAATCCTTTAGCGGCATCTCCAGCAGCACCCAGTTCTTTACCAAATCGACCTGATCCGATATCACTGCCGCCTCCTGTTCCACCCCCGGAAGTACCACCTCCACCTCCACCAGACATGCCTCCAAGATAGCCAAGTTTACTTGCTTCTTTAAGTGCTGCTACCATTTCATCTTTGGTTATTGACATATTATTTTTCCTGGAAAACTGCGTATATAAATAAGGATACATTATATTTATCGGGAGTAAAAATGAACCCAACAAACCCTCTACAGAAGTACTATCGCCAGCCTAAAATCTACATCTCTTTGCCCAGCAAAGGACTATTCTACGAAGAAGGTGCGTTTCACGGTGACTATAACAACGTACCAATTTTTGGTATGAACGGCATGGACGAAATTATGTACAAGACTCCAGATGCCTTGTTTACCGGCGAAGCAACAGTTAAAGTTATTGAGAGTTGCTGCCCTTTTATTAAAGATGCTAGTAAGATGCCTACACTAGATGTAGACAGCATTGTAACTGCTATCAGAATTGCTACATTTGGTGAACTACTTGGAATTAGACACACCTGCACTAACTGCGGAACTGAAAATGAATTCGATATTGATCTGCGTACATTCTTAGAATACTATAGCGGATTAACTTTTGATAATAAAATTCAAGTAGGAGAGCTAACAGTTACCCTACGCCCATTAAGTTACAAAGAACTTACTGAAATTAATATAGAAAATTTTAAATTACAAAAGATGTTAGCACAAGTTGGCACTATGTCAGATGAGCAAGATCAACAGGTACAAGTTGATCTAGTTTACAAAAATTTAGCAGACGTACAAACTCAATTGTTTATTAACAGTATTGACAGTGTTCAAGTACCAGACGGCATTGTTAACGAAAAAGAATTTATTGTTGAGTGGGTTAAGAATAGCGATCGTGCCCTATATGCAGCTATTAAGAAAAAATTAGAAGAAAACAAAGAAAAATGGACTATGCCCAAGTCTCATATTAAGTGCGCTACATGTGAAACTGAAGATTCAGTAACTGTTAATTTGGACCAATCAAATTTTTTCGTAACCGCCTAGGCTATGTCGAGCACTCTGACCTTGAGGACTTTTTAAAGACATTTGATCGGCAAGCGGCAGAGGTTAAAGAAGAAATATTTAAAATAAGTTGGTACATGCGTGGCGGAGTGACCAGTCAAGACTTATTCCATGTATATTCCTATGAAGATAGGAATATTATGAGTTCTCTAATCAAAGAAAATATTGACGCTACTAAGAAAAGCGGTATGCCGTTACTTTAATTCTTTTTGTAGAGCGTCAATATCGTCAGATCGAGCTTGGGCGGTCTGTTTATTATCAATAGCTGCCTGCGCTGCCTGCTTCTCTTGAGGTGTAGTGGCTGCATCTAGAGCTTTCTTGTTCTGCACATCAGTCTTTACACCAGCTTGCTTAGTGTAGTATCCAGTAACTGTATCATATACGCTACCTTCAATCTTTCCAAGACCTATAATCATCATACCAACATACCCGTTGAGTAACCAGTCACGACCTTGATCGCTGTCTAGCCATCTTTCTAACCAGATAAAGAACGCTTCGCTTGCTATCACGGCTGCTAGGCCAATACCACCTGTTGCTATAGTTGTAGCACCGCCTGCTACCCATCTAATAATTCTAGCAATCCATTTAGCTATTTTAAAACTAGTATATGCGTGTACCCCCCAGACTGCCAACTTGGCAGTCAGTACACCATTGACTTGACTTATATAACTTTTAAAAATTCTTGTACTTTCAGCTTCATCTTCACTTAGATCACCGTTCTGATAAGCATCTTCAATTGATCCCACAACATTATAGTATTCTCGAGCAATTGCCAACAAATCAACAGCCCTAATAAACATACTAATAGGGCCGCCAACATTTTTCATAAATGTTTCTAATTTATAAGCGCCACGAGCCGATTTAACATTTTTTGCAGTTTCATAAATGTCTTTAACTGCTGCTTTGCCTCTTAGTTGTTGTACTAGTTTAGCATACTCAACTTTAGCATCACCAATCTTTCCTTTACCTTTTAACTGATCAAGTCTCTGTACGTTTGCAGTAGTTTTAGCAGCTCTAGCAGCAGCTTGTTGAGCAGTAGTCAACGGTGCAGCAGGTGCAGCAACAGGTGGAGCAGTAGGAGTCTGCGTTCTCATCGCTTGCCTTCTAGCCAGAGCTCCAGGATTATAATTTTGAGGTGTTACTTCACTGATGATTTGATATACTTTCATAGAGGTCTCTGCATTGTTATGTATTTATGATGTACTGCGTACATCTGTTCATCGCTTGCGCTCGAACTGTTTTTCTTTTTGTATTTAATAATACTGCTGCGAAGCAGTTTAAATATTATCTAGATTGTTCAGTCACACTTTGCCCTTGCGGGCAAAGAAACATTATCTGAGTTGAACAATATCACTTAGCGTTACAGCATTACAGAGGCGGTCATCCGGTACCTCGAGCTGTGTCTTTATATGACGGCGGCCTACATGCATACGCTAACATACATGCAAACGTGGGTATTTCTCCCTCTTTTTGCCTTTGAAATTCCTTTAAACAACCAAACCGCGGCAGCTTTGCGATCCTCGTCCTGTTAAGGATGGTGGTTGAGTACTCTTAGCAGCTAGAGTTTCCTTCCCTGCGATCCGAGATCCAGGTATACGGGCGTCCGATGTTAGCCGACGCTTGCCTATTACTGCTTGTTGAGCCTAAGATTTTAATATAATGTGTGAGCCATGTACACGAACTTGTATGTGTCCGTTGTAATACTCGTCTGATTCTAATACTTTACGGGAGAATTGTTCTCTGGCCTCGATGTAAGAGCATTGCGCCTTTGAGTTGCAGTAATATAAGATTTCTCTTGTGAATTTTTCTTTGCCTAATTCGTCTATGTCTTTTTGAAGATTAGGACTACTTCCGTAATAATCACGCCAGTCGCTGTCGACTTTGCTTCTAATCTTCTTTTTCTTCTTGGTACCGTTCTTTAGTTTTACAGTTTTAACCGTAGTCTTAGAGAATTTTGCAAGTTTTTTGCCTATATATTTTCTGCCAGAGATGACATTGGTTATAAGATATACAAATCCGATACACTCTTCAGGGAGTGTTTCGATAATTTCATTCTGATAAGTCCATGACATGCTTTAGTTAGCATCGTCATCCTCAATTGCCTGTTGATTCTGAGCCTGTTGTTCTGCGAGCTTTGCAGCTCTATATGCAGGTGATTTAATTTTTGGTTTAGTTTTACGTGTTTCTAATATTTCTACTCTTAATGCGCTGGCAATTCGTCTAATATCCGACAAATGTGCGCGAGCTCGCATACCACTGGCATGCGACTCTGTAGTTGCCCAAGTTTGATAGTCCTCAAAGTATGCCCTGAGTTCTTTCATCAACTGATCGTGCAACTCATCATAGTTCATCAGTCAATCTCTAGATCGTTTGCATAGTAAGTGAAGCCGTTTTCTTTAATGACCTTAAGTACATTATTAACACGACCAATCAACTCATCCTTGTGCGAGATTAAGAAAATGTTCTTCTTACGTTCACGTGCCATCTTTTTCAACACACCTAAGGCATTTTCTACACCGTTTGCATCTAATCCGTTGTCGATTAATTCGTCAACAAACAACAAGTTAATGCTTTGATACAAACTTTCCCATACATCTCGGAATGCCCAGCTCAGTCCAAGGATTAATCTGTTACGTTCACCACGTGACAAGTTATCAAAGTCAAGATCTTGACCTAGCTGTGTGATCTCAACGTTTAAGTCGTTTAAGAAACTTACTTGATGCGGCAATCCCATCTTATCAAGATAATAGGTTAATCTATTGTTCAAGTATGCAAGGTTTTGATCTATGATCTTCTTACGAATAAACGAATCTTTATTAGTCAACAACTTTAACAAGAACTCTTGGTGATCCTTCATACTGTTCAGCATGTTGACGTTATCCCAAGAGATTTCCTGTATAGCAGTATGCTTTAGATCGTCAATTTGTTCTTGATACGGATCAACTTCATCTGTTCTCTTAATCAATGCAGCTTCAAGGCTGGTTAAATTGTTCTGATGCTTGAGTGCTTCTTCTAATGTATCATAGTAAGTTTTTGGTCTGCCATTGATATCACCAATAGTTTCTAATTCTTGCAATACACTTGTATAACTGTCACTAATACCTTGTAAGTATAACACAGAATCTGCTAGATTCTTTTCAACATTGGCAGTCATTTCTTCATGTTTATGGCTGTGCAAGCTCTGCTCGCATGCCGGACACGTTTTATTTTTTAACTGCTCTAGTTCTTTGGTATACTTGTTAACACTCTTGTCTGCTTGAATAACCGCAGTTTCTAATGTTGCACGTTCTTTGTTAAGACTTTTTATCTTGGCAGCATGTTCATCGTATAATTTTACTTTGGCATGTTGCTCTAACTCACCCTCAATGTCAACACTTTGCAGTTCTGTAATGCTGGCTGCAATTTTATTACAGTCTGTCTTCTGTTGCGAGTACCATGCTGACTGTCTAGTTTCTAATCCAGTAATACTAACTTGGATTTTGTCGTTAGATTTTTTAGCAGCTTCGATATCTGCTGTTTCTTGAAAGATATTTTCTTTTGTCAGTCTAATCTGTTCTTTAAGCGTGTCTGCTTTCTCTGATAACAGAGTAATGCCCAGCAACTGCTCAATGATCTCACGTTGCTCATTGGCCTTCAAGCTGAGAAACGGTTCTGTATAGGTGTTAAGAGCTACAATATGTTTGAACATATCGTGACTCATGCCTAACAGTTCGTCAATGTCCTTTTGCGTTTCACGCATGTCACCCTGACTGTCGTCAGTTGACTCTGCACTCTGTTCTTGATTATTAACATAGAACTTCATAATCGTAGGTTTACGCCCCCGCTCAATCTTATACTTGTTACCGTCTTTTTCAAAAGTCAGCGTGACCAGCATGTTCTTATTGTTAATCTTATTGATCAAGTTATCTTTCTTGATATTAGTCAGGGCATTACCATACAATGCAAAGCTAAGTGCATTTACAATGGTAGTTTTACCTGTACCATTACGTGATCCGCTGTCATCCCCACCTTGATCTAAGTTTTCACCTAGTACAAGTGTTAATTGTTCACGACCAAAGTTCACAGCTTGGGTTTGATTACCCACGCTCATAAAGTTCTTAACTGTTAAATCTTTAATTTTAATCATAGGCTATTGTAAATCTCCAACAGGATCTTCTTATCAAATGTATCGCTTTCGATATTGATAAGTTGATTGGAGACAATTTGATCTACACTTTCAAATGCTTGAATATCGATGTCTGTGTTAATCTCAATTTCTTTCTTCTCGGGAATAAGTGTTAGTTCACGTATTGCGTAGTCAGTCATGAACTTTTCTTTAATAAAACTTGCTTCTTCATAGCTAATGTCAATGTCTAAACTAACACGTAGGTGCTGGTTAGGTTTAATAATCTTATCAGCATCGTCGATGAGCTGGCTTAGTTTAACCGTACGGAAGGTAGGTTGCATAGGCCAAGTGTGGTATTCTGGTTGTCCACCCCACTCGAGTATCATCATACCACGATCGTCATCCCAGTTGTCTGCATAGTTATGCGGGAACGCATTACCAATATAGATCATATTGCGCTGTTGCTGACGCTTGTGGAAGTGACCACTGAATCCCAACTCATAACCTTTAAAGCTATCCAGTTGAATTTCACCGTGATCGGGCATTTGAATCATTGCGTTCATGAAGAAGCTGGGCAATTCAAAGTGACCAAAGATATATTTGCCACCTTTCTTGCCTATGGTTTTCCATTCGTCTCCGATGAGCCACGGACATAAGGTGACGTCGCCAATAGTAGTAGGTTCGTGTACCACAGTAATTCCAGGAATATACTTTCCAAATTCGACGCTGTGAATATCCCGCTTGTCTTTGTAATAAAGATCATGATTACCAGGAAAGAAATAAAACTTATCAAAAGCCTGTCCCAGTTTCTCAAGGGCTCTAAGGCTGTAGTCCATAGTTGTAATATTAAGACTATTGCGGTTGTGATGCCAATCGCCCATAAAAATTCCTGTGTCACATCCTTGCTCCTTGGCTTTTGCAATATACCAGTCTACAAAGTCTTCGCAGTCCTGGTTATGTACTTGACTGTTAGACTTTAATCCAAAATGAATGTCAGTAAAACAGGCTACTTTCTTAAAAAGGTTGCTCAATATAGTATCTCCATTGAACTATTATAGTTGTTTTAAGTCTACAGGTCAATCGGTAGTTTCGTCGAATCGTTTGACCGCAGCCGCATGTTCTCCTGAACCGGTTCTTGAGTAACTTGGGTTCATGCCATTGATCTCTAATAGGTCGTCGCGGATGTTTTGATTGCGTTTTTCTAAGTTGATGATCCTAACAAAACTGTTAGTAACGGCGGCAGTAAAATAAGCAAAAGGATTGTCCGATTTACTTTCATCGAACTGAAGCCCAATCTGGGTTAGCTGTAAGATAGCCTGTCCACGCATCTCATCATTATAGGTATAGCCACGGACGTTGCCACGAGTAGCATAGCGTTCACACAGTTTAATGTACATACGGGCTAGTGTGTTAGTAATCTGCCCGTGGTCTTTGTCAAACTTACCTTTTTCGAGATCACCCTTCCAGTGGCTTTTACCAACGCACACTAGAATATCGTTTTCATCAAATTTCCAATGTTGGAATGGGGGAAAGTTAACTTTATCTCTATGGTCTGCAAGTGTTTTAGGATTCTTCTTGCGGGTATTGTTAAGTGGAATATGATCAAATGTCATAACACGAAATATAACATCTGTTTTTGCAATCTTTTTATAATCAACTTCTGTGTCTGCTTGTTTGACCTTTTCACCAAGAGCTTTTCTACGTTGATATTCTTCGCTACCCTGTCGCTTAGCCTGTGCTCGTTTAGCTTCTGCAATGGTTCGAATATTGATTTTATCAACATTTGGCAAGATAAGATCGTACCTATGATATTCTGGCTGTAAGAAGCTAGAAAATGTATTCTTACTTTTATGTATTTCTTCTAGTAGATCTTTATTATTGAGATAATTAACTTTCATTGTAGTCCTATTTTATAATATTATAAACTATGCACTTAATTTTGTCAACTAAATAGAGTAACAAAGGAGTCCATAATGGCATTTGACCCAGGATCAACTATTAATTCGATTGCTAGTGCTGCAAGGTCTGTTGGGTCTGCAGTAAGCGGACTCCAAGATC